GCAGCCACTTGGCGAGGCGGCGGAACACGGTCTTGCGGGCCATTTCGTCCCACCAGTCCACCCAGGGGCCGCGCGTGCCGGCGCGGCTGACCTTCCGGACCTTCTCGATCTGCGCCAGATCCATGACCTCCGAGACGATGGTCCCATCCTTCAGCTTCGCCAGCGCGTAGGCCCCGATGGGCTTGCCGCGAGGCTGGCCGAGACGCGGCGGCGTGTGGCGGATGGGCTTGTCGAAGTCGTCGGGCGTCTGGACGAACTCGTCGTTCTCGTAGACCACGTGGGCCACGATGCCGGCCACGTCGCCCGTGTTCCGGGACCGCTTCAGCAGCCCCATCATCATGGGCATGTATTGGACGCGGCCGTTGAACAGCACCAGCGCCGCCTCGCGCCCATCCGGCACCAGGCCATCTGCCGCGCACTTCATGCACGCGCCCAGCAGGCTGCGCCGGTCCGCCTCCAGCAGCTTCGGGTCCTGCTGCGCGACAGTCATCACCACGCGCTGCAGCTTCTCCGGCTTGATGTGCGACGGCAGCGCCATGGCGAACTGCGGCGCCATCGCCTGCAGCTGCAGGCGGAGCTTCCCCTCGGGCGTCTCATCTCTCTTGGCGATCTGGTTCATGCTGCGGTCTCCTTGATGATGGCGCGTCGGCTGCCCGCCCGGCCCTTGATGGTCTGGCCGATCATTTCGGCCGTGATGATGCGATCCGGCGTCTCGGGCACGTCGCTGATGGTCAGCCGCCACCCGTCGCCCTGCGCCCGGCCGGCGCTGCCCAGCCGCTGCACCAGCGCGTGCTTCGCCGCGGCTTCGGCCTTCTCGGCCGCCTTGCGGGCTGCCTGCTGGCGCAGCCATTCCAGCGCCAGCGCGTTCGCCTCGGCGTCGTCGGCCAGGTCCTGCACGTCATCGGACAGGTCCGGGTTCGCCGCCGCCAGGGCCTTCCAAGCGCTGTCGCTGTCGTCGGCGTTCGGTGTCCGTCCGGCCTCAATGGACTGCCAGAAGCCCGACACGCGCCGCACCATGTCGGCATGCAGGCGCGGCCGCGCCGTGTAGCGGTAGACGTGGACCTCGTTTCCGCCCACCAGCGCCGCCACGGCGCCCCAGGAATAGCCGGTGCAGAGAAGCTGCGCCTGGAGCTGGAGCAGGATGTGGAGGGGCGGCTCGCCGCCGGTCCAGCCGCGGCGATGCTGCAGCCAGTCCACCACCTTCAATTCGAGGCAGCCCGGACCGCTCATGCCTTCATCGTTGGCGCCGGGCGCCGTGATGATGCGGTCCAGCGTGGCCCCGAGGCCGCAGGCGTGCGAGGCATAGACGCCGGGCGCGATGGTCCAGCCCTCTTGATCGGCGGCGAGAGCCGTGATCGCGTCCTCCAGCGCCAGGCCGGCGCGGGTGCGGGGGGTGTCCACCTTGGGCGGCTCCATCCGCCCGGCCTTGACCATCCACAGGGCCAGGTGGCCGAGGGCATAGTCGGGCTGGGCGTGGAACAGCGCCGCGACCTCGGAGGCGCCCACATACCGCTGACGCAGCGCTAGCCATTCGGCGCGGTCCGCAGGGATGGGGCGGGTGTCGAGCAGGGTGTCGCTCATGCGCGCCCCCTCTGCCACACCGCCGGATGCAGCCCGGCCCTGCGCCGCGCCGCGTGCGCCTGGCGCCGGTAGTCCGTCGCCTCGTCCACCCGGCCCTCCGCGATGGCGGCCCAGGCGAAGGCGCGAAGTTGCGCGACCTCGGCCAGCGCATCGGCGCGCCAGCCCATCACGCGGTCGGCGCAGCTGCCGGCGGGGAACACGTCCGCGGCGTTGCTGTAGCTGGCCGCCAAGTCGTGCCACGACACCGCGCGACGGCAGCGGTAGGGGTGGCGCTCGGACAGCCAGTGCGCGCGGCCGATGGCCTGGGCGCGCAGGGCGTTCACAATCTGTTGGCGGGTCATGCTGCCCTCCTCAGCGCCGCCGCCATGGCCAGGGCCTGCGCGTGCTCGGCGCGGTCCTGCCGCTGCGTGGCGGCGTAGGCGACCACCTGACGATGCCAGTGCCGCGCATCGGCGCGACGGCCGCGGCGGCTGGCGGGCAGGGTGCCCAGCGCGGCGTGGGCGCTCCACAGGATCAGGGACCGGGCCATCACGCGGCCCTCCGCTCGCGCTGCGCCATGCGCCGGTAGTGCGCGGCGCTGCCCAGCAGCCCGGCCCGGACGCCCGAGTGCTGCGCCGCCCGCGCCGCGCGCAGGAAGTGCCGCGCCGTGGCCAGCATCATCCGCACGCTGCCCGGCTCGACCGGCTCACGCGGCGCCTGCAGCGCGGCCTGGACGGCGGGCACGCAGTAGTGCGCCGCGACGTAGGAGGCAGTCGCGTGCCGGCGCTGCGGGCCGGTGGCGAGGCGAAGCAGGGCCGCGCTCACGACGCCACCCGCAGGACGTTCCCGTGCATCTGCCGGAAGAACGGGTTGCGGGTGGCGGCATAGTCCATGCGCTCACGGGCCGCGGCGGTCAGGCGGCGGGCCGCATAGGCGGCCGGGGCGTAGCGCGACCGATGTAGGGCCAGGGCGCGCAGGCGGCGGCGGACCACGCCCCGGACCTCGCGCCGCACCATGCCGGGCCAGCGGTAGAAGGGGGCGCCCATCACGCGGCCTCCGTCGCTTCGATCATCCGGACCACGAGGCGCGCGGCAGACTGCTTGAGCGCGGCGTGTGTGGGCTTGAGGGCGTCCCAGGCGGCGTCCCTGGCGGCGTCCCAGGCGGCGTCCCAGGCGGCGTCCCTGGCGGCGTCCCAGGCGGCGTCCCTGGCGGCGGCCATGGCGGCGTCCCAGGCGGCGTCCCTGGCGGCGGCCCTGGCGGCGTCCCAGGCGGCGCCCCAGGCGGTGTCCCTGGCGGCGTCCCAGGCGGCGTCCCTGGCGGCGTCCGCATCACGCCGCGCCGCCTCGATGGCGCCGCGAATGCTCGGCACCTGCGCCATGTCGGTGATCTCGGGGAGCGCGGCGAGCGTATCGGCATGCGCGGTCAACCCCGCCGCCCGCAGCCACGCGGGCGTGTGTTCACGCACCAGCCAATCCGCCGCCATCAGGGCGCGGCGGCGCGCCAGGGCATCGCTGCCGCGCGTGCCGACGAGGCGCGGGATCAGCGGGCGCAGGATCGCATTGCGCTCATTGGCAGGCAGCCCGTCATTCCAAGCCCGGCAGAACGCCGCGATGACAGGGCAGACGCAGGCGGGGTGGTCCGTGTGCGGCTCGCCCGCGATCCAGGCCGCCGCTTCCAGCGCACACATGCCCTTCTCGGGGCTGTCGTGCGCGCCCTTGCCGAGCGGCGGCAGCGCGGCCAAGCGCTCGGGGATGATGGTGGGGGTGTCGGTGGGCATGGGCTGTCTCCGGGTTGGTCCGGAGACTTTGCCCAACAGGCTAAAACATGTCCAGCCTTATTTTGCCCAGCAGGCTATTTTTGGCTGGCAGGCAACCCGGACAGATCGGCGCCCATGGCCAGCCAGCGCTCGGCTCGCTCCTTCGGCATCGCGGCCAGAACTTCTTGCGCGCGCCGAAGCTGGTCCACCAATTCACCTTCCTCGGGATACGCCAGCAGCCGGGCGGGCTCTGCCCTGTATAGCGCCGCGAGCTTGGCAAGGTTGGGCAACGTCAGGGGCACCTTACCGTGCTCCCACTTGTGCACAGCCTGAGCGCCCACCCCAAGGGCTTCGCCCACCTGCTCCAAGGTAAAGCCGCGCAACTGTCGCCACGCGGTGAGCTGCGGTTGCGGTTCGGCCGGGGTGCGAGGGGTGCCCATGCGCGGATCGTCCCGAATGCGATCCAGACTTTCCAGCGCCTGCCAGGACAAACTTGCTTGACAGGCAATGTGCCTGATAGGCAAATTGCGGCCCATGAAGCTCTCCCAATGGATCGAACAGAAGCGCGGGACCGTTCGGCAGATCGCCGAAGGCGCCGGAGTTCACTACGCGACAGCGTGGAAATGGGTTCATGGCGTCAAAATCCCCGACTGGAAGCACATCCCTGCGATTGAGGCGATCACGGGCGGCAGCGTAACCGCGCAGGATTTTGTTCCCAAGAGCAATGGTGGCCCCGTCGCGTCGAATACGGACGCGCAGCCGCCCGAGGCCGCCTGACGTGTCACGGGACCGGCTGCACGAAGATGGGGTTGCCGGCGCTGCCCAGCGGCGCCGTGCGCCGGCGAGCGGCCTGAGCGTCGAACGCCGCGCCCATGTCCTGTTCGGTGCGCTGGCGGATGGCCCGCATGTCCTCCAGCATGGCCCGGCGCGCGCACAGCTCCACCGCGGCTTCGGTGGCCTGGGGCATCTGGCCTCGGCACATCTCGAGGTAGGCGGGCGCTTGGTCGCGGAGCGCGCGCATTTGAGCGAGCCCTCGCTCTCCGATCTGCGCGGCCTCCACCTCGGCCGGGCTGGGCGTCTGCGCGCACCCCGCCAGCACCAGCAGCCCCACCATTGCAGCCCGCATCGCTTTTCCCTCCACGCCCCCCGGCCCATCCGGGCGGAGCGTGAGCGGAAGCTTGTCCGCATCCGGGCGGTCTGACTATGGAAAATCCTTCCCGCCCCGATCTGGTCGCGTGCGTCCGGCTGGCCGAGCAGGCCTTCGGGAAGCAGCGCGGCTGGCATTGGGTGGCCGGCGCGCTGGGCATATCCGAGCGGCTGGCGCGGGGCATCGCCTATGGGGAGCGGGGCGGCGCGACCGTGTGCCCGGATCGGGCCCTGGAAGTGCGGGTGCAGTTGGCCCGGCTGCGCGTGGCGCAGCTGCGGGCGGAAATCGAAGCGATCGAGGACACGATGAATGACGACACCGCGCTTGCAGGGGCGGGCGGCCGGCGCATGGCGACGGGCCGCTGAGGCATGGCTGGGGCTGGCGAAAATCTGCACGGCTCTGGCCTCGGCCTGCACCGGCATGGCGGCGCGCTGCATGGCCCGGGTGCGGCGGTGAGGACCGCGGCATGACCTGGCTCGCCATCCTCTTCTGGGGCTGCATCGCGCTCGGCGTGGCCGTGTGCTGGTGGATCGTCGCCATCGCGCGGGCAGAGCGAGATGAATGGTGGGATCGGTGATGATTGACCTCCCGCACCCCGACCCGCGCGCGCCGCAAGGCTGGGCGGATGCGGCAGCCGGGCGCGGCGGGAACTCCGCGCATCCTGGGCAGTGTGGCCTTGTCTCCCTGATCAACTGCGGGGCGCGCGCGCTTAGCCCGGGCTTTTTGGTGGAGGGGTAGGATGCGCTTCGCTTACGCGGACCCGCCGTATCTGGGCTGCGGGCATCTCTATGCCAACCACCACCCCGAGGCGTATCTTTGGGATGACCCAGAGACGCACCGGCGCCTGATTGAGCGCCTCTCGGACGAATGGCCCGATGGCTGGGCGCTGTCCGGCAACAGCACAACCCTGCAAACCATTCTGCCTATGTGCCCACGCGACGTGCGGATCGGGGCTTGGCGCAAGTCCTTCGCTGTCTTCAAGCCCAATGTCCCCGTCGCATACACTTGGGAGCCTGTCATCTTTCGGGGTGGCAGAAGGCGCGGCCGGGATGTGCCGACCGTCCCGGACAGCATTGAGCACCCCATCACGCTTCGGCGCGGGCTGACGGGCGCAAAGCCGCGCAAGGTGTGCCTCTGGATCTTCAATCTGCTGGGCGCCGAACGAGGCGACACGCTTGACGATCTGTTCCCCGGAACCGGAGCCGTAAGCCTCGCGTGGGCAGAGTTCCAGCGCGACCAAGCGGCATTTCCTCCCCTCCCGCTGGAGGCCGCCGCCCCATGAAGCCCCTCGTCGCATTGCTCTCGTTCCTGATCTGCGCCGCCGACTGCGACGAATGCCTCTGCACCGAGGGCCACACGGCAGCCTCGTCATGCGCGGTCGCGGAGCAGCATGTCCGGGAGGGAATGCTGCCGGGCCAACTGCTGTTCATCACGGGGTGTGACGAGTGAGCGGGCCCATCGCCATCACCCTGCCGCTCCCGCCGTCAGCCAATCGCATGTGGCGCGTCATGCGCGGACATGCGGTGAAGTCCAGCGAATACCGCGCATGGAAGGACGCGGCGGCCACCGCTATCGCACACCAGCTCGCCGGCGATGGCCCCATGCTGCACTTCACCGCGGCCATCATCCTCCCGCGCACCCGGCGCGACCCCGACAACTTCATTAAGCCCCTGTTGGACGCCATGCAGGCCGGCGGCGCCATCGCGGACGACAAGCACCTCCAATGCCTGGTCCTGACCGTGGACCACGACCGCAGCCTCGATAGCGCGCTGGTGCAGCTCCGCCACGCCGCCGCGCCTCCCAAGCCGAAAAGGAAGCGTGCATGACCCGCGAAGGGCTGACCGCCGAACAGGTGCGCGTCATGGGCGAAATGCACCGCGCCGGCCGAGCCGTGGACGACATCGCCGCCGCAACCGGCCTCGACCGCAAGCGCGTCGAGCGCCTGCTGTTTCCGCCCATCAAGGCCACCAGCGCACGCGCGGTGACGAAGCGGAAGTGGGGGCGGCGGTGAGTGTAGAGGCGAAGATCGTAGAGCGCCTGGTGGCGCGGTTCACAGCACTGCGCGCCGAGGGCCGTGGCCTTTGCCTGCGGGTCGGTGGTGAGCGGTGGTGGCGCGAATGGGCGGGGTGGCGTGAGGACGCCTTCGCCCGCGGGGCCCGCGTGGGCAGCGGCAGGCTGGACGCGCCGGCATGAACATCGCCACCGCCGCCCGCTTTCTGGCCGATCAGTGGCCGGTTTTCGCCTGCGCCGCCAACAAGCGGCCCGTCACCGAGCACGGCCTCAAGGACGCCACGACCGACCCCGCGACCGTGGCCGAGATGTTCCGCCGCCCGGGCGCCGCCATGATCGGCGTGCCGACCGGCCGGGCATCCGGCTTCTTCGCCGTGGATCTGGACGTGAAGAACGGCGGGGCCGGCCTGGAATGGCTGGAGGCCAACCGGCACCGTCTGCCCCGCACCCGGACCCACCGGACGCAATCCGGCGGCCTCCACCTGCTGTTCGCCATGCCGGCCCATCGCGCCATCCGCAACAGCGCGTCCAAGATCGGCCCCGGCGTGGATGTGCGGGGCGACGGCGGCTATGTCGTGGTGCCACCCAGCGCCGGCTATTCCATCGCCGACGACGCCATGCCGGCCGAGCCGCCCGAGTGGCTGCTGGACCTGCTGGACCCACCAAGGCCCGCCGAGCCACCACGCGCGCCGGCCAGGCTGCGGGATGACGGGCGCGGCAGCCCCTATGCCCTGGCCGCGCTGTCCGAAGAGTGCGACGCCATCCTCACCGCCGGCTTCGGCAGCCAGGAACACACCCTCAACGCCGCCGCCCTCAAGATGGGGGCCCTCGCCGCAGGCGGGGAGATCGACGCCGCCTATGCGCGCGAGAGCCTGATCAGCGCCGGCAACGGCATGGCGTCGCAGCCAGGCCGGGAGCCATGGACCCCGCAGGAGGTGCAGGCGAAGGTGGAGCGTGCCTTCCGGGACGGTATGGCGCGCCCCCGCAACGCCCCACCCCGCGAGGTGCGGCATGTCGTGCGGGTTGAAATCGTGCCGCCCGAGCCGCCGCCGCGGGACGACGCGCCAGATTGGGCGCAGGCCGAGCCGGAGCCAGATTTGCCCCCCGCGCCGCCGCCAAGGCCCGCACAGGCCCTCTGGGTGGACCAGGACGAATGGACCCCGGACACCATCCCCAAGCGCCCATGGCTGGCGCCGGGTTACCTCCTCCGCGGCGCAGTTTCGATCCTGTCCGGGCAGGGCGCGGGCGGGAAATCCTCGCTGGTTGTGGCTTGGACGGTCTCGGCGGCGCTGGGCGAGACCATCGGCGAGTTCGCCCCCGTCGAGCCCATGGTGGTGGTGAACTACAACGTCGAGGACGACCTGGACGAGCAGCGCCGCCGCTACAGCGCGGCCCTGATGGCGTCCAAGCGCACCCCACGCGACATCGCCGGCCGCGTCATCCGGTGCGGGCCTCATGATGTCGGGACGCTGTTCGAGCGCGACCATGCCACCGGCCGCGTGCAGGCGACCATCGCCATGGGGGCCTTGGAACGCCTACTGGTGGACAGCGGCGCCTCGGCCCTGATCTGCGACCCGCTGGCCGAGCTGCACAACGCAGAGGAGAACGACAACACCGCCATGCGGGCGGTCGTGGCGGCGTTCCGGTCCATGGCCAAGCGCCTGAACATCGCGGTCTTGGTTCTCCACCACGACCGCAAGGGCAACAACACCCCCGGCGACATGGACCGCATGCGCGGCGCCAGCGCCGTCTCGGGCGCCGTCCGAGTGGCCCTGACGCTCTCCACCATGAGCCAGGAGGAAGCGGACAAGTTCGGCGTCCCACCGGAGCAGCGGCGCAGGCATTTCCGGATCGACGGGGCGAAGTCCAACTATGCCCCGACCCAGGACGCGGAGTGGTGGCGCCTGGACGGGGTGGAAATTCCGAACGGCGAGACGGTCGCGGCCTGCCGGCCCTGGACGCCGCCCGGCACCTTCGACGCCCTTTCCACCGAGCACTGCATCGCTGCGCTGAAGATGCTGAACGCGGGCATCGAGGGATACCCCTACGCGGTGGCGCGCAAGACCGGCGAGCACTGGGCCGGCTCTGTGCTGGTCCAATTCGGGTGCACCGAGACCCAGGCAAACGCCTTCCTGACCGCCTGGAAGGCCGAAGGCGTCATCGAAGAGATCGACGGAAAGAGCCCGCGCCGCGGCCACACCCGCCGCGCATACAGCGTCAACATGGCCAAAGTCTCAGAAATGGGACGCGGCGGGAAGGGGGGGCTTGGGCAGTGAGAACCGTCGCACATGCGACGCAGAACCGACGCGTTTTTTGCGACGGTTCGGTTCCGGCGCCCGTAGTGAACCGACGCAAGCGCGCGCGGTCCTGCTCCGTCGCAGGACCGACGCACGCCCGCGCAGTGTCGGTTCACGAAACACGGGTGCGCCGGATGCGCGCGCTAGAAAATGAGACAGGCAAGGAGCCGACATGACCACCACCCGCGACAACTCCGGCAGCATCTCGAAGAACGACCGCAAGGAGGAGGACCGCCATCCCGACATCAAGGGCCAAGCCGTGGTGGATGGCCGCGCCTACTGGGTCGCTGGCTGGCTCAAGGAGAACGACAAGGGCAAGTGGTATTCCCTCGCCTTCACGCCCAAGGACGACCAGCCCAAGCCGGCGGCCAAGAAGCCCGCCCAGTCGTCCCTCGACGACGACTCGATCCCATTTTAGGCCGAAACCCTTGGGAAGCCGCTGAAAATGTGGGATAATGAGCGGGTCGGAGGGCGCTACCAACGCCCATCCGACCCTGACCGAAACCGCAACTGTGAAGGAGTATGCGGAATGGCTGACGACAGTCAGTATTGCGAACCTGTGGCCGATGGCAAGGGTGCCGAGATTTGGCGGCCCGTGCCAAGTGAGCCGGGGGTCTTGGCTAGCTCTTGGGGGCGGATTGTCCTCCCACCGAGCCATGCGCCGCTTCCGAGCGGCAATTTTCGCCTCTACGTGCCCAAGCCGACTTTCGGCGCGGTCAGCAAGTCCAAACGCGAAGCTCAGCACACCTACCGGTCGGTGATGGTCAAGGGGCGGACGTTGTCTGGCGGGCGCCAGCGCCCTCGGAAGGTGCATCAACTGGTCTGTGAAGCTTTCCATGGCCCGAAGCCGTTTCCCTCTGCCGTGGTCATCCACGCCGATGAGAACGCCCACAACAATCGGCCCGAAAACCTGCGTTGGGGGACGCAGAAGGAGAACCTCAACGCCCCGGGGTTCGTGGCCTACTGCCGCCGCAGACGTGGCCCTGAAAGCGCGCGAGCGAAATGGGCTGCCGCCAAAGCCCAGGAGTCGGAAGGCGCGGCATGACCACCGCTCCCACCCCCGCCCAAACCGCCCAGCGTCACGCGATGGAGGACATCGCCCGCGCGGCCGAGCTGCGTGCCGAGCAGCCGCCCATGCCGGCCACCACAGACCCCGACGCCAAGGCCTACCGCGCCGCCTACGTCCACCGCATGCGAGAGGTGGCCGAGTGGGCGTGGGGGAAGGCGCGCGCATGACCAAGGAGAGCCAAATGACCGACTGTCCGGCCTGCCTGAACGGGTGCGGGGGCGCGAGGTCCGACTGCCCGCAGAAGCTGGGCGCGCCACTGGCCGTCTCGAAGGGCGGCCGACCGTCCAGCTACACCCGCCAGAAGGCCGCGACCATCTGCACCAGGCTCAGCCAAGGCGAAACCCTCACCGCCATCTGCAACGAGCCGGGCATGCCCGACCACTCCACCGTCTACCGCTGGCTCGAGACGCACGCTGAGTTCCGAGAGGAATACGCGCGCGCGCGCGAATTGCAGGCGCATGCGCTGGCCGAATTGGCGCTGCGGGATGCCGAGACCGCCGATGATCCGCAGCTGGCCCGGCTGCGGTTCGACGCGCGCCGCTGGTTTGCCGGCAAGGTCGCTCCGCGGGCCTATGGCGACAAGGCAGCCCTCGAGGTCTCCGGCCCCGGCGGCGGGCCGATCCGGTTGACCTGGGGGGATGGCAGCGAATGACGGCCCGCCGCCCCATCCCCGGCGTCGGCGCCCATGCCCGCGACCGCATGGCTGAGCGCCTGGGCCGCGACCTGACGCGAGAGGAATGGCTGGCAGCCGTGGCAGCCATCCTTGAGGGGCGCGCGCTGCTGCTGTGCGTCCAGCCCTGCGGGGGCGAGCACTACCTGCACGAGGTGGGCGGCGTGGCGCTGCGGCTGATCTGGCGTCCCGCGCAGGCCATGGTGGTGACGGTTCTGCCGGCCGAGTGGGGGGCCTCTGCGGTGATCCGCACGGCGCGCGCGGGCCCGGTGCGGAAGTCCCTGCGGCTGTTCGCGCATTACCGGCAGGGGCGGCTGCGGCGTGAGCGGACGGCGTGGAGGGAGGACGCGTGACCCAGACTGTTGCCCTTCCCTTCACCCCCCGCGCGTGGCAGCGCCCGCTCATCCAGGACCGCGCGCCGCGCATCGTGGCCGTGGTGCATCGGCAGGCGGGCAAGTCGGAGGCCGTGATCTGGCGCGGGCTGCGCAAGGCCGCGACGTGGCGGCGGTCGCACCTGCCGGCCGAGAAGCGCAACCTCGATCGCGCGCCTGTGCGGGTGGTGCATGTCCTGCCGTTCGCCGTCCAGTGGGACCGCACGGGCCTGTGGGACCGCCTCAGCAGCGCCGCCAAGGCCATCCCTGGCGCCGTCGTCCAGCGTGCCGACAACCGCGTCCTGCTGCCCGGCGGCGGCGTCTACCAGACCGGCGGCATGGACCGGCCCGAAACCTGGCGCGGCGGCTACGCGGACGAGCTCATCGAGGACGAGGCCGATGACGTGACCGGCGACAGCCTCGACACCGTGATCGAGCCCATGCTCGCCACCTACGAGGGCGTCCGCCTCAAGGTCGGCACGCCCAAGGGCAACGGGCGGCTCAAGGCAGCCTACGACCGCGCTGGCGTGCAGCCGGGCCATTCCCGCTACCTGCTGCGCTGGCAGGACACGGGCGTGCATTCCGAAGCGGCCATCGCGCGCCTGCGGCTGGAGATGACGCCGGAGGAGTTTGCGCAGGAGTTGGAATGTTCCTTCGATCAGCCCAACTCCGGCACCTACTACGGCAAGCAGATGCAGGCGGCCGAGAAGGAGGGGCGCATCTGCGACCTGCCGCACGACCCGCGCCTGCCGGTCGTCACGGCCTGGGATCTGGGCGTGGACGACGCCACGGCCATCTGGTTCGTGCAGGTGCTGCACGGCGGCGTGCATGTGGTGGACTACCTCGAAGCCTCGGGCGAGGGCGCGGACCACTACGCCCGCGAGGTCAAGGCGCGGGGCTACACCTATGCCGAGCACATCCTGCCGCACGATGCCGAGCAGCGGTCGTTCAACGATGCTCGGACCCGGCATGACGTGCTGCGCTCGCTAGGCCTGTCGCCCATCCGGGTCGCCAAGGCGCTGCCGGTGGCGGACGGGATTAACGCGGTCCGGATGCTGCTGCCGCGGGCGCGCTTTGACCGCGTGCGCTGCGCTGATGGCATCAAGGCGCTGTGGTCTTACCGGCGGCAGTGGAACGACCAGGCCGGGACGTGGCGGGCGCAGCCGCTGCATGACTGGTCGAGCCATGGGGCGGACGCGTTCCGGACCTTGGCGATGAACATGCGGGAGTTCCGGGCCGAGCGGCCACGCCAGTCGGCGGGCGGGGCGGCCTACAGCGTGCTGGACTGGTGAAGGGAGCAGAGGATGGCGACGCGAGCGAAGATCAGCCCTAGCCTGCTGGCGGCCGTGCAGGCCCGCCGGGCGCGCGGCGAGCAGTGGAAGGTCATCGCCCGGGACCTGCGGGATGCGGGGATGCCGGATGTGCGCGTCTACTACTGGCGGGCGGCGCATCCGGAGCGTGCGCGCGAGCTGGACCGGAAGCACAAGCAAGCGCAGCGGTCGCGTCAGTAACGTCAAAAAGAGGGCGGCGCGGGCGGGTAGGGGCTATGGGGGCAGGCATGCCGCTGCCCCTCTATCCCGCGCTGGTCAGCTATGTGGCGCAGCATATGCGCGCCTGCGACGCGGCCGAGGTCTGGCCGGTCCTGGACGATCACATCACGCCCGCGGACATCGGCGCGGCGCTGCATCGGGCCTCGCAGGTGGGCGGCGTCTTCCTGCATGACGACATCCCGGCCTGTGCCGTTGGGGCTGCGCGCCAGCATCCGGGCGTGTGGTCGGGCTGGATGTTTGCCACCGATGCGTTCCCGCATGTCTGGCGCCAGGTCTACCGCTACGCCCGGCCCGGCGGCGAGATGGAACGGGAGCTGCTGGCGCTGGGCGCGCACCGGCTGCACGTGGCCAGCATCGACGGCCACCCGGACGCGGGGCGGCTGCTGACGGCGCTGGGTTTCGTGCGCGAGGGGCCTTCGCGGTGGTTCGGCAAGGGGCGCGAGGACTACAGCCTGTGGGCGCGCTTCGCGCCGGAGGCGGTCTGATGTGCTTCGGCGGCGGCGGGCGCTCGGCCGTGCAGGATGCGGAAGCGTCGCGTGTGGCGGCGGAGCGCGAGGCGGAAGCGGCCCGCGCCGCGGCCGAGCGGCAGGCGGCGGCGGACGCGGCGAACGAGGCCGCGCGGCGCCGGCTTGAGGAGGCTACGGCGCAGACCCAGGCTGCGCAGGCGCGGCTGGAGGAGCAGGCGCGGGTCAGCGCCGAGCGCAACGCGGCGGCCAGCGCGGCGGCCACCACGGCGGCGGAGGAGCGCGCGGCGACCGAGGAGCGCAACCGGGCGGCGCGCAGCCGTGGCCGGGCCTCGACGGTGCTGACGAGCGGGCAGGGGGCCACGCTGAGCGGGACGGTGGCGCAGCCGGTGGCGCGGGCGCTGCTCGGATGACGGACACCCTCGCCAAGCAGCTGATCCGGCGGCACGACAGCCTCAAGGCGGACCGGTCGAATTGGGAACACCAGTGGCAGCAGATTGCCGAACTGGTGCGGCCCATGCAGGCGGACTTCACCCTGACGCGCGCGCGTGGCGAGCGGCGGGGCCTGGAGGTGTTCGACGGCACGCCTGGTCTCGCGCTGGACAACCTCGCCTCCGGCCTCTGGGGGATGATCACCAACAGCGCCAACACGTGGTTCTCGCTGGCGCACCCCGACGACGAGGTGAACGAGGATTTCGAGGCGCGGCGCTGGATGGACCGCGTGCAGCGCATCATGCTCGACGTGTTCTCGGCGGACGGGCAGGCGTTCTACAGCCGCGCGCTGGACGTCTACGCCCACATGGCGTGCTTCGGCACGGCGCTGATGTTCGTGGACGAGGCGCGGCCTGGCCGGCTGCGGTTTTCGGCGCGCCCGCTATCCGAGTGCTGCATCGCGGAGAACGACGAAGAACAGGTGGACACGGTGTTCCGCCGCTTCGACCTGACAGCGCGGCAGGCGGTGCAGCGGTGGGGCAGTCAGGCGCCGGAGCGCGCCCGCAAGGCGATGGAGCGCGACCCAGAGCAGCGGTCCACCTATCTGCACGCGGTCTACCCGAACGAGGACCGGATGCCCAGCCGGCTGGACGCGCGCGGCAAGCCCTGGGCCAGCGTGCATGTCTGCGTGGACAGCGGCGAGGTGGTGCAGACCGGGGGGTTTGACGAGTTCCCTTACATGGTGCCGCGGTGGTCCACGATGACGCGCGGCGTCTATGGTGGGAGCCCGGCGCAACTGGCGCTGTCGGACATCAAGACGCTGAACACCATGACCAAGACGTTCATGGTGGCGAGCCAGAAGGCCGCGGACCCGCCCATCCTGGCGGCGGATGAGAACGCGCTGACGACGCTGCGGCTGCATCCGGGCGGGATCACCTATGGCGCGCTTGATGCCGATGGCCGGCCGCGGATCGCGCCGCTGGACGCGCGCGGGAACTTCGCCCTGACGGATGCCATGCTCGAACAGCGGCGCACGGCGGTGCGGGAGGCGTTCTACTCCTCGCTGCTGCTGATGGTGCAGCAGCCGAACGCCACGGCAACGGAAATCCTGGCCCGGCAGGAGGAACAGCTGCGCCTCATGGGGCCGCATCTGGGGCGCATCCAGTCGGAGTTCCTCGACCCGCTGATCGGGCGGGTGTTCAACCTGCTCTGGCGCGCGGGGCGGTTGCCGCCGGTGCCGCCGGCGCTGGCGGCCAGCCCCATCGTTCAGGCCGAGTATGTCTCGCCGCTGGCGCGGGCGCAGAAAACCAGCGAGGCGCGGGCGGTGCTCCAGACCGTGAATGCGGTTCTCCCGCTGGCCGATGCGCGGCCTGAGGTGCTGGACAATTTCGAATGGGACGAGGTGGCGCGCGAACTGGCGCACGGCTTCGGCACACCCTCGAAGCTCCTGCGTGACCCGCGGGTGGTGGCCGAGGAGCGCGCGGCACGGGCGCAGGCCCAGGCGCAACAGGCACAGGCGCAGCAGCAGATCGAGGCGGCCCGGGCGGCGCCGGGCTTGGCGCGGGCGGCGCGCGACATGGGCATGACGGGGGCGCCGGCATGACCGACGAGGAGCTGACCTCCTGCTACCGCACGGCTCTGGCGCCGCTGGACCCGAACGGGGCCGCGGTGCTGGCCGATTTGGCGCGGCTTTTCCACATCGGCACCAGCACGCGCCGCGACGGCGAGGGGCCGCAGGACATGGCGTTCCGCGAGGGGCAGCGCGCGGTGGTGCTCTACATTTTCAGCCGGGTGTCTATGCCGCTGGTGCCCGGCCAGCGAGGGGGCGTGTGACATGGCAACGCGAACTGAAACGGCCACGCAGCTGACGCCGCTGGTGACGGTGGTGCAGTGGACGGGCCTGCTGGTGGGCGATGACGGGCGGGCTTACATCCCCTCCGATCATCCAGACCGCACGGTCCAGGTTCGTGGCACCTTCGGCGGCGCGACGCTGGCGTTCCAAGGGTCGAACGATCCCGGCGCAAGCCCGGCGGTGTGGTTCACGCTGACCAACCAAGCCGCGACCGCGCTTTCATTCACCTCGGCCGGGGGCGGCAAGGTGATCGAGGCCACGCGCTGGGTGCGGCCGCTGGTGACGGGTGGCGACGGCACAACCTCGCTGACCGTGGACTTGGTCGCGCGGCGGTGAGCGGCTCCTGATGGACATTCCCGGCCGCCCGCTGCCGCCTGATCCGCTGCTCGAAGCCATGCTTGCCCGCGCAGCCGACGAGGGCGCGCGTCGGGCCCTCGAGCGCATCGGCCTGCATGACGAGCAGGCCGGCGGCGACGTGCGCGACCTGCGAACCTTGTTGGGCGCTTGGCGCGATGTGCAGACCACCGCGCGCCAGACCGTGGTGCGCGTGCTGACGGCCGCCATTCTGGGCCTGATCGCGGGCGGCGTGGCTGCCTGGCTTTGGAAGGCGGACCGATGAGCGACCCGAAGGCAGCGCGGGGCTACCGCAACCGCAACCCGGGCAACATTGATTTCAACCCGGCCAACCGCTGGCAGGGGCAGGTGGGCCTGGGCGATGCGTGGCTGCCGGCCGAGCGGCGGCGCTTCGCGGCGTTCGAGGCCCATGAGTGGGGCATCCGCGCGCTGGCCGTGCTGCTCCTGACCTATCAGGACCGGCACGGGCTGCGGACCATTCGCGGCATCATCAACCGCTGGGCGCCGCCGGTGGAGAACGACAGCGGCGCTTATGTCACGGCGGTGGCGCGGGCCATGGGCGTGGCGCGGGATGCCGAGTTGGACCTGCACCGCTACGAGACCATGCGGCCCCTGGTGGTCGCCATCATCACGCATGAACTGGGCGGCAACCCCTACACCGACGCCGTGATCGACGAGGGCCTGCATCGGGCGGGCATTGTGCGGCCGGTGGCGACGGTGGGCGAAGCGGCCAAGACCGGCACGGGCCGGGCCGCGCTTGAGACCGGCGCCATGGCAGCGGCTGCGGCTGCAGCTGCGCCGGTGGTCCAGGCCATGGCTGGCCTGCCGCAATGGACCGGGGTGGCGCTGGTGGTGGGCGTGGTCGTGCTGGCCGTGCTGTTCATCATCATGAGGCGGCGGGATGCATGACCTCTATGCCGCCCTGGCTGCGCTGGCTGCCATCGTGGCGGGCCTATGGGCTGCCTGGGCCAAGGGCAGCCGTGACGCCGCCACCCGCGCCCGCGCCGCCCAGGCCGAGGCGCAAGCCCGCGCCGGAACGGAGAGAAGCCATGCGGATCGCGCTGCTGCTGCTACCCCTGATCCTGCTGACGAGCTGCGCCGCGACTGGTCCCGCGGTGGACTGCGCGGCGTGGCGCCCGATCACGGTGGAGGACGGCGACGTGCTGACCCGTGAGACCGCGCGCCTGATCCTGGCGCACAACCTGACCGGCCGCCGTCTCTGCGGCTGGTGACCCCTGGAGCCTGACATGTCCGAGACCGAAACCGCGCCGGCACCCGCCGACAACGCGGCGCCCGCCACCCCGGCCCCGGCCGAGACGCAGCCCGCCGACTGGCGCGCCGCGCTGCCGGAGGACATCCGCGCAGCCCCGTCCATGGCGAAGTTCAAGGACCCGGCCGAGCTCGCCAAGTCCTACCTGGAAGCCGAGAAGCTGATCGGCCGGAAGGGTGTGGTGGTGCCGGGCGAGAACGCCACGCCGGAGGAAGTGGCGGCGTTCCGCGCTGCGCTGGGCGTGCCGGACGCGCCGGATGGCTACGGGCTGGCCGCGCCGGAGGGCCTGCCGGATGGCGTCTGGAACGAGGACAGCGCCAAGGCCTTCGCGGCAAAGGCGCACGAGCTCGGCATCCCGCCCGCGGCGGCGAAGGGGCTGGCCGAGTGGTTCGCCAAGGCGCAGGCGGAGGCGCTGGGCGCGGCCGAGCCCTGGCAGCCGGTGCTCGAGAAGGAGTGGGGCGCGAAGTTCCAGGACAACCTCGACCTGGCGCAGCGCGCGGCGCGGCAGTTCGGCGCCGACGAGGCCACGCTGGCGAAGCTGGCAAGCGCGGCTGGCGATGCGAAAGTCATGCGTATGTTCCACCGCATCGGCGCGGCGCTGGGCGAGGACCAGCCGGCCGGCATGGCAACCGCGTCCGCCCCGATGACGGGCGAGCGCGCGCGTGAGGCGGCGCTGGCCATCATCGGCGACAAGTCCTCGCCCTACCACCAGCCGCTGCATCCGGAATACCGGGCGACGGTGCAGAAGGTGACGCGGCTGTTCGCGGCGGCGAACGGCGAGCGCGCCTGACAGTCAGTAACGCCGCCGCGCGTGACCGGCGCGGCGTCCAGCGTGCATTACGCTGTCCATGGACGCAGACGCGGCGCGTATGATGGCGAGGGCTGAGTGCCTCAAGGCGGCGGTGGCTTTCCGCACGCCCGGCACCAGCCCCGAGGCACTGATCTTCATCGCGGCGCGTCTCTGGGAATGGGTGGCGGCAGACGACGCCGCCCTAAAAACCTCGGACACGCCGCGAGCCAAGCGCGGCCCCGATGACGGCGCCGAAAGTGGCGCGCGCGGCCGGCGCTGACCGGCAAGGCGTGGATCGCGTGACCCGCGGCAATCCCTCCGAGACCTCGAAACACTGGTGAGGACGGAGAACCATGTCCACCCAAATCCCGACTGCATTCATCGACCAGTTCCGGGCGAATTTCGACATGCTCGTCCAGCAGATGGACAGCCGCCTGGTGAACGCCTGCGTCCAGGAGAGCCTGACCGGCGAGTTCGGCTTCCGCGACCAGATCGGCGCCGTGATGCCGCGCCAGCGCACCAGCCGCCACGCGGACACGCCCTTTACGGAAGTGCCGCACGCCCGCCGCCGGTTCTTCACCTCCGAGTGGGAGCTGGGCGAGATCATCGACCGGCAGGACACCGAGCGAATGCTGACCAATCCGCAGTCGGCCTATGTCCAGGCGTTTGCGGCGTCCTTTGCCCGCCAGCGCGACAAGACCATCCTGGACGCCTTCTTCGAGCCGGCCGCCACCGGCCGCAGCGGCGGCACCACGGTCAACTTCCCCTCGGGGCAGCAGATCGACGTCAACTTCGTCGAGAGCGGTTCGCCGGCCAACTCCAGCCTGACCATGGGCAAGCTGCGCCGCGCCGTGGAACTGCTGGGCGACGTGGGTGCCGAGGATGGTGAGATGTATATCGCGGTCACGCGCCGCGAGGTCTCGGCCATGCTGCGGACCATCGAATACACCAGCTCGGACTATGTGCTGGCGCGGCCCCTGATGGACGCGGGCTTCGGCCAGGCGCTGCCGAAGTTCATGGGCCTCAACTGGATCGTGCTGCCCAACCGCGTCGTGGCGCCCGATGGCTCCACGACGCTCATGACGATGTTCAACCTGGACGGCAGCGGCCACCGCCGCATTCCGGTCTGGTCCTCGAAGGGCATGCTGTTCGCGCAGACGGCCGGCACGCAAATCGAGGCCGCGCCCGACCCGACGAAGGGCTTCAACACTCGGCTGTATGGCCGCGCGTCGTTCGGCGCAACCCGCCTGGAGGAAATCCGGGTTGTGGAAATAAAGTGTTCGACGTCTGTGTTCTAAGGAGACACGACCATGCCCTTCGTCAATGCAGCCAGCGCCGCGACCGGGACGCCCGGCGCGGACTTCGTTCCGGTCGTGCAGCTTGGCGCCAAGCGCCGCGCAGCGCGCGCCGTGTTCAACTTCGCCACGGATGCGACCGGGACCTACACGGTACCGATCCGCCTGCCGCGCGGTGCCGAGGTGGAGGAGGTGGAGATCAACACCTCCGTCACCACCGGCACCGCGACCATCGCCATCGGCATTGCGGGCGCGACGGGAAAATATCGCGCCGCCGCTGCCGTCACAACGACGGATGTCTGGGTCGGGTCCGGCACCGGCACCGCGGGCGGCGCGCTCAACGCCAACATCGGTGTGCCGCTGGCGACCGACGAGCAGATCATCATGACCACGGCGGCGGCGACCCTGCCGGCGTCGGGCCGAATGGTGATCCGCATCACCTACGTCGACAACAGCTGAGGTCGCCGCCGTGGCGTCGTCGGAAGTCGCCATTGCGAACCGCGCCCTTGCATATCTGGGCGCGGCCAGCATCATGTCGCTGGACGACGACGCCGACCGCGCCGCCAAGGTCAAGGCGGCGCTGCCCTTCGCCCAGGATGCCGTGCTGCGGCAATACCCGTGGAACAGCGCCACCCGGCGCGCGGTCCTTCCGGCCCTGCTAGACGGACCGCCCTACGAGTTCCGCTACGCCTACCAGTTGCCGGTGGACTGCCTGCGGGTGGTGGCGCTGGACGGGGACGTGGTGCCGGGCATCAAGTGGCGCATCGAGGGGCGGGCTTTGTTCACTGACGCGGGCCCGCCGCTCAAGCTTCGCTACATCGCACGGGTGACGGATGTCGCGCTTCTCGACCCCATGCTGGCCGATGCCATCGCGGCGCGCGTGGCGGCGGATGTGGCCTTCGCGATCACCCAGAATGCCGGGCTTGCGGAGCAGATGACGCGGCTGGCCGAGGCGCGCGTGGCCGAGGCGCGCCGCATTGATGCGCTGGAGGCTTCGCAGGACGAGGCGGTGGTCGCGGACCTCTGGCTGAACGCGCGCTTCTGATGCCGCGCGCCGTCCCCCTTCTGGCCGCCTTCAACCGGGGCGAGATTACGCCGCTGATGGCGAGCCGCGTGGATCTCGACATCTACCAGCGCGCGGTCTCGCGCATGGAGAACATGATCCCGCTGGCGCAGGGGCCGGCCACGCGGCGGCCTGGCACGCGGTTCATCGCGCGCGCGAAGTCGGACAGCGCGGTGATCCTGATCGAGTTCGAGTTCAGCACCGTGCAGGCCTATGTGATCGAGGCCGGGCCGGGTTACTTTCGCTTCTACCGGAACGGCGGGCAGATCGAGAGCACGCCCGGCACGCCCTACGAAATCAGCACGCCCTACCTGGCGGCGGACCTGCCGCGGCTGCAATGGGCGCAGTCGGCCGATGTGCTCTACCTGGCCTGTCCCGGCCACGCGCCGCGGAAGCTGTCGCGCACCGGCGACACGGCCTGGACGCTGACCACCATCTCCTTCACCGGCGCGCCTGCGGCCTGGACGGGCACCAACTGGCCGGCGGCGGTGTCGTTCTTCCAGTCGCGGCTCTGGTGGGGCGGCACGCCCGACCAGCCGCAGACCATCTGGGGCAGCAAGACCGGCGACTTTGAAAACCTGACCGTCGGCCCGGCGGCGGACGACGGCATCGCCCTGACGATTGACGATGACCAGATGAACGCGATCCGCTGGATGCGGTCGCAGCGGGTGCTGCTGATCGGCACGGCCTCGGGCGAGTTCGCGCTGTCGGGCGGCAGTCCGGGCGATCCCGTCACCCCGTCCAGCGTGCAGGTGCAGCGGCAGTCGGCGGTGGGGTCTGCCGCGGTGGCGGCGCAGTCCATCGGGTCCAGCGTGGTCTTCGTCCAGCGCGCGGGCCGCAAGGTCATGGAGACGAATTTTTCCTTCGAGGCGGACAGCTACATCTCGGGCGAGTTGTCGCTGATGGCCGGCCACATGCTGCGCGCGGGGGTGGTGCGCGTGGCTTGGCAGCAGGAGCCATGGCGGGTGCTGTGGTGCGTGCTGGCAGACGGCGCGCTGGTGGGCATGACGTTCATGCGGGACCAGCAGGTAGTAGCGTTCCACCGCCATCCCATTGGCGGCGCGGGCAAGGTGCTGGGCGCGGCTTGCATTCCGGGCAACGGGGCCTCGGAGTTGTGGGTGCTGGTGGAGCGCACGGTGTCGGGCGGGCAGCGGCGCCATGTGGAGCGCATGGAGCCGGAATTCTGGGCCGAGGATGGCGTCGCGCAGCCGACGCTGGACGCGGTGTTCATGGACAGCGCCATCACCTACCAGGGCACGCCGGCCACGGCCATCACGGGCCTGGACCACCTGGAGGGGCTGACGGTCCAGGTGATGGCGGACGGCGCCACGCATCCGGACCGGGTGGTGACGTCGGGTTCGATCACATTGCAGCGCGCGGCAAGCCGGGTGCATGTCGGTCTGCGCGCCGATGCGGTGATGGTGAGCCTGGACTTGGCGGTAGGGGCGCAAGACGGCACGGCCCAGACGCGGCGGCGGCGCGTGGAGGAGGTCGGCGTGGTCCTGTTTCAGTCGCTGGGCTTCGAGATCGGGTATCTCGACGAGCGGTCGCGGATGATGAAGGCGGACCTGATCGAGACCCGCCGCCCGGCCACGCCGATGGATGGCCCGCCGCCGCTGGTGACGGGTGTGCTGCGGGTGAAGGTGCCGAGCGACTATCAGGACGAGGTGAGGCTGGCCATCCGGTCGGAGCAGCCGCTTCCCCTGACGGTCGTGGGCCTGGCCCCGCGCGTCTACATGCACGGATAGGGGGCGGCATGTGTAGCCTGATCGCAGTCGGGGTCGCTTCAATTGTCGCCACGGTGGGCGGCACGGTGGCCAGCATGTCGGCGCAGCAGTCGGCGGCGGCGGCGAACGCGCGGGCGCAGCAGCAGGCGGCCGAGGCCAACGCGCGCGCGGCCGCGCAGATTGCCGAGATGAACGCGCTCGCGGAACTGCGGATGGCCGAAAGCAATGCGCAGGTGCTGGCTGCGACCGCGGCGGCCGAGGCGCAGATAGCCGACGCCAATGCCCGGCGCTTCGAGATTGCGGCGGCGTCGGAGGAGAACGCGGGCCGGCTGGCCGAGGATCAGCAGCGCACGCGGGCGCGCTTCCTGCTGGCGGACCAGCGCGCGCGGTATGGCGCGGCGGGCGTGATGATCGAGGGCTCGCCGCTGGAGGTGCTGGCGTTCTCGGCTGGGCAGTTGGAACTGGACGCGCTGACGGTGCGGCTGAACAGCCAGACGCGCGTGGGCGGGCTGCTGGCCGAGGCTGGTGCGAACCGGCTGCAAGGTGCGCTGGGCGTGCAGAACGCGGCCGAGCGCGGGCGGAACCTGCTGTCGGATGCGCTGCTGCGCGGCGACACGGGCATCCGCGAGGCGGCGATCCGCGGGACCGTGGGCATGCAGGAGGCGCAGCTGCGCGGGCAGGCGGGCATTGTGAACGCGCAGTCGGCGGCGCTGGCGACTGGCTTCCAGGGGGCATCGCAGGCCCTGACGACTGCGCGCAGCCTCTGGGGATAGACCATGGCCACGATCCGCATCCCGCTGGCGCAGCAGGCCCTAGAGGGTGAGAACCCGAACATGGGGCAGGTGCGGGCGCGGCTGACGCCCGCGCTGCGCGACCCCCGCGCCGGGACCATGAACCCGAACGCGGGCCAGCGGGACGTGATGGCGGGCCAGGTTGACGTGCAGACGGCGGGTGCGCCGGGGCGTGCGTTGATGCAGGCGGGGGCGGCGCTGGGCCAGATGGCCGAGGCCGAGCGCCGGATGCAGGATGACCTGCAACGCCGCCGGGCGGCGACAGAATTGGCGCGGCGGGCGAACGCGCTGGAGGAGGAGTTCCAGTCCGGCCCGGTGCGGACCCGCGAAGAGGTGGTGCGCGACTTCACGGCGCGCATGGGCGAGGCGGTGACGGAGTTGGGGCGCGACATGTCGCCCCGGGCGCGCGAAATCTGGCAGGCCGAAGCCGAGCAGCTGACGGCCACCCGCGGCTTCTCCGTGGGCCGGGCGGCGTTCCAGCGGCAGGCGCAGGCCGCGGTGGCGGGCTTGCAGGACAGCACCCGCGAGGCGGCGAACCTCGCCGCGCAGGCGCGCAACCCGGCCGAGCGGGCGCTGCACCTGGAGCGCGGGGACGCGGAAATCGAGGCCGCGGTGGACGCCGGCTATGTGAACCCCGAGGCGGCCGGGCGGCTGCGGCGCGGGTTCCGGCAGGACGTGCAGATGGCGGACGTGACCCGCCTGATGGCCGCCGACCCGACCGCGGCCATCCGCCTGCTGAACGACGTGGCGGCCACGCCGGACCTGGATGCGGACCGGCGGGCGGCGCTGGTGAACCAAGCGCTGAACCGGCGCGACGCCATGGCGGCACGGGCCGAGGCGGCAACGGCACGGGCCGAGGCGCAGGTGGGCCGGGCGGTGCAGCAGTTCGACGGGCTGCTGAACCAGGGCATCGTGCCGGAAGGGCGGGCCGATGAGGTGCTGGCCATGGCGCGCGGGACGGCGATGGAACCGGTGGTCCGGCAGTTGATTGACGACGCCCGGCTGGTGCAGTCCTTCGCCACGGCGAGCCTGCCGGATCAGCAGCGGATGCTGGCCGAGGCCGAGGCGCGGATGCGGGCGCCGAATGCGACCGATGTGGACCTGCGGAACTTCCAGCGGCTGGCCACGGTGCAACAGAACCAGCTGCGGGGCTATCAGCAGGACGGGCTGGGGCAGGCGGTGCGGGAAGGGCTGGTGGAGCCGCAGCCGCCTATCAACTGGGCGGACCCGACGACGCTGAACAGCCGGGTTGCAGCGGCCGAAGGGCTGTCGCTGCGGCGGGGTTATGGGATCAGCCCGTTCAACCGGCAGGACCTGGACGAGGCGGTGCGGCAGTTCACCACCGCGAACCCTGACGCGCGGCTGGCCATCGTGCAAGCGGTGGCGGACATTCAAGACCCCGCCGTGCGCGCGGCGGCGTTCCAGCACCTGGAGCGCGCCCGCGGCGACGCCGGGCGGATGCCGGCCGGGACGCTGGTCCGGGTGGCGGACATGTTGCGGAGCGGGTCGGTCGAGGCGCAGCAGGCGGCGCGGCGCATCGTGGGCAACTTGGCGGCGGACGTTTCCGACCGGGCACGGCAGGCCGGCGAGAGTGCGGAAATCCGGGCGGCGGTGGTGAGCGCGCAGGCGACCGGCGTCCAAGGCGTGCGGATGCGGGCGGCGGCGGTGGCCGGTGGCGGCCCCTTTGCGGCGCTGGTGTCGCGGGACATGGACGTGATCCAGCGGGACGCGGCGGTGCGGATGACCACGGGCGAAAGCGCGACGGCGGCCGTGCGGTCGGCGCAGCGCGACTGGAACACCGGCCTTGCGGTGGTGGACGATGGCTCGCTGGCGCATGTGTATTTCCCTGGCGACCGGGCCACGCCCGCGCAGGTGACGACGGGCCTCCGGGCGCTCCGGACCGAGGCGGCGGCCGTGACGCTGGACCCGGCGGCCGGCGCGCAGGCGAACCTTGAGGCGCGGGCGGCGGCGCGGGCGGCCTCCAACGCCATCTGGATCAATGAGGGCGACCGCTTCGCGCTGGTGGCGCGGGGGCAGGGCGGGGCGCCGGTGGTGCTGCGCGAGGCCACGCTTGAGCAGGTGCTGGGAACCACGCGGGCGAATGAAGCCGCCCGTGCCGCAACGCCGCCTTCGCAGCAATCGCCGGTGACGCGGCGTCAGATTGAGGAGGGCCAGCGCCAAAGCCGGCAGATGCGCGAACTCACCGGCGGGGCCGGCGCCATGCCGGAGACCCGCTGATGGAGATGCTCGACGCCGCGCCGACGCTGCCGCGCTACACCGACGAGGGGCAGCGCGGGCTGCTGCTGGGGCGGCGGCCGAGCTTGGGGGAAAACCTCGGCGCCTCCGCCAGCGAGGGCTTGTGGAACACCACCTTGGGCACAATGGGCGCCGTGGGCCGCGAGGTAGCGGGCGAGCGTGCGGACCCTCGGCCCTTGTCCCGCGAGGAATGGGAGGCGTCCGGCTTGGCGCGCGAAGGGCTGCGCTGGGACGAGCGCATGACGCGCGGCCGAGCCGAGGCCATGGCGCGGACCTTCGACGACAACGCCTACCGCCGGCAGCTGCAGGCCGCCCGCGACCCGGGCGCGCTGGAAATGGTGCTGGGCTTCGGCGCGCAGCTGGTGGGCAGCATCCCCGACCCTGTCAACTTCGTCCCGCTGGCGGGCCCGGTGGCGGGCGGGCTGCGGGCCGCGGGAGCGCTGCGGGCTTCCACCGCCCTGACGCGGCCCGGGGTGGCGGCGTCGGCCCTGCGGGGCACCGTGGACGCGGTGGGCGGCAACCTGCTGGCGGCGCCGCTGGTCTACAGCATCCAGGCCCGCTACGGCGAGGAGATCGGCTTCGACCGGGTGATCGGGGACATCGCCATTTCCGCCCTGATCGGCGCGGGCTTCGGCACGGTGGGCGGGCTGTTGTCCAGCCGGCGCATCCAGCCCGACAGCATGGCGGCGGTGCGGACGCTGGACGCCGCGGCGCGCGACGTGGCGGCGGGCCGGCCGATGGAGATGCCCGGCGAAATGGCGGCCCGGACGGTGGAGGACGCGGCCATGCGGTCGGCGCCGCCGGAGTTCCAGGGCGTGCGGCTGGCGGACCTGCCGACCGGCCCCGGGGGCTTCCCGCTGACACGGGGCGAGTTCGACGCGCTGTTGGCCGCCCGGGGGGCGCCCTCCACGCTGCGGCGCGACCTGCTTTCCAGTGTGGCGCGGGTCGAGGCGGACGCTGACGGGCGGTTCCGGCTGTTGGAGCAAGCCCAACCCTTCACGCCCGAGCAGGCGCCACCGGCCGCCCCGCGCGCTCCGACGCGGGCCGAGCAGGTGCGGGCGCCCGTATTGGACGCGGACGGCCAGCCAATCGTCGCCATGTCGCGGGACGAGGCGCGCGTGTTGGCGCAGCGCCTGCAGCGCAGCGGCGAGCAGGATGTGGAGTTCTTGCGGGTTGACGGCCAGCCGGGCGCCTATGCCGTTGCAGCGGTGCCAGATGCGGCAGTCTATCGCGGGCAAGACGGCGCCCCGCGCGTGTATCCTTCGGCCGCGCGCGCGAAGGCCGCCGCGCGACAGATTGAGGGCTTCGGCTGGACGCCCGTGGAGGTGGATGGCGGCTTCGTGCTGATGCGCGCCGCTGGCGACATGGGCACGCGCCTGCAGGCCAACCGGCGGCTTGTGGACATTGGCGGCGATGTGCTGGCGCCGCCGCGCGCGGCCAGCCCAGAGGCCGAGGTGATGCGGCTTGAAGACGCGATGCGCGCCGACGCTTATGCCTGGTATCTCGAAGCGCTGGATGCCCGCATGGCCACCGAGCGCATGGCCGCGCCCATGCCGGTGCGGGAGGCCACGGCACCCGGCGAGGCCGCGCGTGGCCAGCCCGAGCGCGCCGCCGATGCGGCCGATCCGGACCTCGCCACCGTCGAGGCCATGCGCCGCGAGGGCCGGCTCACCGATGCCGACGAGGCCATCCTGCGCGCCGCGCGCGAGCAGGCAGACGAGTTGGAGGCGGTGGCGAACGGGCTGGAAGAAGCGGGCGCCTGCCTGATGAGGAACATCGCATGACCTGGAAGAACTGCGCCGCCGCGGTGCGGGAGGCTGCGGGCCGGGACCTGTCCGACGATCAGGTCGCGGACATTTTCGAGCGCGCGCAACTGCGCCAGCGGGCGCTGGAGGCGGCCGGGCAGGTGGACCGGCTGTCGGACCGGCTGCGGGAGGCGGTGGCCCAGGACGCCGACGGGCTGCGCGTTGAGGCCGCCCTGGCGCGCAAGCATGCGGCGCTGGCCATCATCGCGCGCGACCGCGCCACGGCCCATGTGGAGGGGCTGGTGGGCAAGGGCCTGTCTTACCGCAAGGCGGTGCTGGCCCTGTTCGAAGGCACGACCCGCGGCGTGGAAGGCGCGCGCAAGTCCATCGCGGCCACGAAGCTTGCCTATGAGGCGCGCTATGTCGGCGGCATGATGAGCCGCATCGTGCGCGAGGTGCCCCATGCCGAGGGCATGCTGCGCGACCGGCCATTCCTGGACGACGTGGTGCGGGAGATGCACACGCCGGGCAGCACGCGGAACGGCGACGCGGCGAAGGTGGCCCGCATTTTTGCGGACAGCGCCGAGCAGTCCCGCACGGACCTGAACCGCCTGGGCGCGAACATCGGCAAGCTGGACGGCTGGGCCGGCGCGCAGGTTCACGACGCCGACAAGATCGGCCGCGTGTCGAAAGAGGAATGGGTGGGGGCGGTGCTCCCCCGCCTGGACCTGGCGCGGTCCTTCCCGGACCTGGACGAGGCCGGCGCGCGGCGGGCGCTGGGCAACGTGTGGGAGAACATCGTGTTCCAGCGCGAGCGCGGCGACAGCCCGGACGCGACTGGCTCGGGCTATCGCGGGCCGGTGAACGTCGCCCGGGCGCTGGAGCGGCATCGGGTGCTGCACTTCAAGACCGCGGACGACTGGCTGTCCTATTCGGAGGCCTTCGGCTCCGGCCACATCTTCGACGGGATGGTGGCCCACCAGTCGCGCGCGGCGCTGAACGCCTCGCAAATGGAGATCCTGGGCCCGAACCCCGGCGCGACCCTCGACGCCGTGCTGGACGCGCTGCGGCGGCGGGTGGACGTGGACGAGCGCATCGCGCCAGACCGGAAGGCAGGCGTGAAGGAAGGGCTGCGCCTCGACGGCACCGCCATCGGCGCCGCGTTCCGCATCGCCTCCGGCGCCACCATGATCCCGGCCAGCCGCACCATGGCGGACATCGGCGGCGCCATCCGGGCCTGGCAGTCGCTGTCCAAGCTGGGCGGCGCGGTGATCTCGTCCATCTCGGACCTGACCATTGCCATCACCAATCTCCGCTATAACGGCATGACCTTCACCGAAGCGGTGGGCGGGCAGGTGCGGGAGTTCCTGGCCGGGCGCGGGCGGGGCGAGCAGCGGGAGTTGGCCTATCTGCTGGGCGAGGGCTTCGACGGGGTGATCGGCCACCTCACCAGCCCCTACGTTGCGAACGACGCCGCGCCGGGGGCGATGCAGGCGGCGACCACGGCGTTCTTCCGGTGGACCGGCCTGACGCTGTGGACCGATGCCAACCGCGCCGGGGCGGCGCGCGTGCTGTCGGCCCATCTGGGGCAGAACGCGAGCCGGTCCTTTGACCAGCTGAACCCGCGCCTGCAGAACGTGCTGCGCCAGCACGACATCGGCCCTGACCGCTGGGACGTGATCCGCGCCGAGGGTGTGCGCGACATTGATGGGCGGCGCTACCTGGTGCCGGAAGGCATCCGCGACCGCGACGCCGAACTGGCCCTGCGGCGCTACTATGCCGATGAGGCCATGTCGTCGGTGCTGGAGGCGGACGCGGCCACGCAGCGGTTCACGACCGCGGGCCTGTCGCGCGGCACCGTGGCCGGCGAGGCTATCCGCTTCATCATGCAGTTCAAGGCATTCCCCATCGCCTTCACGCAGCGCGCCTTGGGCCGGGCGTTCCAGGGCGGGGAAGGGGGCACCAATGCCGGCGCGGCGCACATCGGTTCCCTGATCGCGGGCATGACCATCATGGGCTATGCTGCCATGACGGCGAAGGATGCGATCCGCGGTTATGAACCCCGAGAGCTGGTGGACCAGGACGGCAATCCGCGCCTTGCGACGATCCTTGCTGCCCTCGTCCAGGGCGGGGGTGGCGGCATCTATGGCGATTTCCTTTTCGGTGCAGTGTCTCGTTCTGGCAATTCTGCTTTGGAGAACGCCGCCGGCCCCCTCCTCTCCGACGCTTCCCGATGGGTCAACCTCCTCGCCCGCGCGCGAGATGGCGACGGAAAGGCCGCGGACGCCCTGACGGCCACGCTGGGCAGCACGCCGTTCGCGAACGTCTTCTATGCCCGGCCGGTGCTCGACTATCTGGTCCTGAACGCGCTGCGCGACCATCTGTCGCCCGGCTTCCTGCAACGGCAGGACCAGCGGCGCCGCGAGCAATTCGGCCAAGACCCCCTTGTCGCGCCATCCGACCGGATGGCCTTTGACCTGTTCTGAGGAGCGCGCGCCATGACGATCAGCACCACCGCCAGCCGTGTGGACTATGTGGGCGACGATTTCAGCACCGCCTTTGCCGTGCCGTGGCCGTTTTTCGGGCCCGGCGAGTTGCGGGTGATCCGCCGCACCATCGCCACCGGGGCCGAGGCGGTGCTGGTGCTGGGCACGGACTACACGGTGACGGGCGGCAATGGCGCGACCGGCACCGTAACGGCGACCACCGCGCCGCCCTCCACCGTCCAGTGGACGATCCTGCGGAACACCAACCGCACGCAGGAAATTGACTATCAGCCGAACGACCCGTTCCCGGCCGAGACGCATGAGCGCGCGCTGGATCGCATCGTCGCTGTGGTGCAGGATGTGGAGCGCGACCAAGCGCGCGCTGTCCGGGTGCCCGAGACGGACGCGGGGACGGTGGTGCTGCCGTCGAGCGTGGCGCGGGCGCAAAAGTTTCTGGCGTTCGGCGTCAGCGGCGAGCCGGTGGCGGTCACGCTGGACCTGGGGGGGAACCCTGTCACGCCCTTCGCGGCGACGCTGCTGGGGGCGTCTGATGCGGCGGCGGCGCGCACGACGCTGGAAGTTTTGTCCCGGTCGGATGGCCTGCGCTACCGCAACCGCATCATCAACCCCGCCATGCAAATCAGCCAGGCGCGCGGCTCGACGCTGGTGGACTGCACCACCGGATCGACCTACGCCATCGACCAGTGGATTGGCGCACTGTCGTCGTCTCCTGGCGGCACTTTGCGGCTGCAACAGGTGGCCAGCGCCACACCGGGCGGCTCGCCTTTCCGCCTGCGTGCGACGGTTCAGGTGGCCGATGCCAGCATCGCGTCGGGCGATGTGTATTCCATCGCTCAGCCCATCGAAGGGCAGATGATCGCGGATGCGCGGTTGGGCAGCGCTCAAGCGCGGCAACTGCTGGTGCGGTTCGGTGTGCGATCTTCCGTCGCGGGGACGTTCGGCGTCAGCGTGCGAAACGCCGCAACCGACCGCTCTTGGCTCGGCACCATTACCATTGGCGCGGGCGAGGTGAACACTGACCTGCTGCGGACACTTGTAATCCCCGGCGACGCAATCGGGACATGGCTGACCGACACCGGCATTGGCCTGACGCTTGGCCTGTGCCTTGCCGCAGGCGCCACGTTCCAAAGCTCCGCAGGCTGGCAAGGCGGCAATGTCCTCACCACCAGCGCCCAAACCAACTTTATGGGCACCGCCGGTGCGACGTTCGAACTGTTCGACGTGGGCCTCTACGTGGACACGCTCGGCCTGAGCGTGTTTCCGCCTTGGGAATTGCCCCCGGTAAATGAGGACTTATTTCAAATTCAGAGATACTACGAGCGCGGCGAAGCCCGCTTGAAATTCGACGGGGCGATTGGAATTGCATCAGTAGGAGGCTGGCATACGTTTTTAGCTGGAAAGCGCGCCGCGCCAGCAATGAATATTGTTGGGTCGGTTTCTGTCAATTTTACCAGCCCGGTACTTACCGAGCCAAACACAAATGGGTTTGTGTTGCAAGCCGTTCCGGCAAATAACGCCGTCGAAAATAGATTGTTGCAAGTCATCTATGAAGCCAACGCGAGGTTCTGACCATGATCGCATTTGCCCGATACACCTCCGCTGGCACCACGGTCGCCATCACCATGCAGGATGGCACGGAATGGCACACCGACGCCGCGTTGCCGCCCGACACGGAAATCCGTCGCACCCTGGCGGAGTGGGTGGCCGAGGGCGGCGTGATCGCGCCGTTCGTGCCGGTGCCCGCCCCGGTCCGCGTGCTCACCCCGCGCGAGTTCATGGACCGGCTGCCGATGCAGCGCCAAGCCGAGATCACCGCCGCCGCCACGCAGGCGCCCGCCGTGCTGCTGTGGCTGCTGCGCCTGAGCGGCGCGCGCGATGTGGACGTCGCGCATCCGGAGACGGTGGCGGGCGTCACGGCGCTGCGCGACGCGGGCCTGCTGACCGAGCAGGAGGCGGCGGCTCTGCTGGTCGCCGCGTGAGCGACGCGCCGGAGGCCTGGCACCTCGACAAGAAAGTGCCGCTTGCGCTGATCGTCGCCATCGTGGGCCAGACGCTGGCGGCGGTGTGGTGGGCGGCCGGGATGGCGGCGCGCACGCTTCAGGGCGTCGTCGGCGCCGCCATGGATGGCGCCATTGGCCCGCGCACGCTGGCCGCCCTGGCGCGCGTGGAACCGCGCGAGGTGGTGCAAGGCGTCTGCGATGCCCGGATGGCTTTCCTGCGCTCGCTTGGCACCTGGTCCGCCTTTGGGCGCGGGTGGACGCGGCGCGTGGGGGACGTGCGGCAGAAGGCGCTGGCGATGGCGGTGCCGTTGTAACTGGCACGCCTCTTGCTGGCAGCCCATCATTCACGCCGCCCGGCTCTACATCTTGTGTGGCAGGGGGCGTCCTGTGAATCGTGGGGATAACTCAGGCAACACGTTGCCAAGAAAAACAAAGCGTTGTGGGCAAAGTTGCGCACAACATACTGGTGCCGCATAAGATTTATTGGGGAACAATTTGCAGCAGCGTCAACATATAGTGTCGTCAGAAGAGAAATAACCTATTGCCAAGCCGCGTTATTTCCTACGCGGCTTGGACATGAGCTGTCCAGAGGCTTTTTTGATGTGAAGCCCGGCGGCGAAAAGGGCCGTCAGGGCATCGCCCCGGATATGGCTGCTGACCTCCAACTTGTTGGCCAAATCCCGCAGGATGGCGGCCACGCGGCGCAGGTCCACGGGGTCGCGCAGCGGGATATGCAGGCGCCGGGCGCTGTGGCCGAGGATGTCGCGCTGGATCGGCGCGAGGCAGTCCCCATGATGCACGGCGCGGTGTAGCCCCTGATCGGCCAAGTATCGGTCGCGGTCGGTCGGTGCTTCGCTCATGCTGGGTTTCCTCTGCCCCATCGGCTCGGCGTCAGGCATCGGTATCCACCAGCACCGGCACGCCCGCCTTGGTGACGGCTAAGGCCACCACGGCGGCCAGCGCCCCATCCGTCAGGACAATTTTCGTCTCGTGCCCGTCACGAGCAAAGAAAAACATGTTGCGCCCGCTGTCCTCATCGCGCACCAGCGTGACCTTCGCGCCGCTCTTGAGCGTCACCGACCACGCGGGCAGCTTCTTGTCTTCCGCCTCACTCATCGCGCGCGTCCTGCCCAGGGGGCGGGGCGGGGAGGGGCATCCAGTGGGTTGCGCCGTGGCGCATCAGCGTTTCAAGCTGCCTGCCGTTCTGAACCGCCGAAACAGAAAACGCGCCATCACGCCACCACATCAGCACGATGCGTTTCATCGGCGCCGTCTCAATCGGTTGCCACTCCATCATCCTTCCCCCTTCGCCGCCCGCTCGACGGCGCGTGTGACTGCCTCATAGTCGTCCAGAATGGCGCTCCACATGTCGGGCGACCTCAAGAACGCGGCGATGGCGGCGGCTGCCCCTACGCGCGAGCAATGGCACGGCGGCATCTCGCAACCCGTGCCTTCCATGCAGCAGCCGGGTTGCGCCATGGCGCGCCGCGCGGCCTCGCCAGCCGCCTCCAGCGCGCGCCGGGTGGTGTCGTCACGCGCCATCGCCGCGCGCCTCCATCTCC